TTCGATAGACGGGATATCTAAGCGCAAAAAACGCATCTCCCTTTATGAAAACCATTGAATTTTGAAGGGAGACATGGATTATGAAAACACTAAAGAACAAGCTATATGCTGTAGTATTACTTATTTGTGGGTACTTACCGGTACTTATTGACAAAGATGCAACAGCGTTAGTATTCTTTGCGTTTATCGCAATACCGTTGTTCTTTGCAAAAGAAAACTGGATTTATTGAGGATTGAGCCGCTAACAACGGCTCTTTTCTTTTCGCCAAAATTACAGCTCCTGTTATGGAAAACGATGCTATTTGAAAGGAGTAAAAGGAGCATGGACGAAATGAAAATTGGTTCTAAATTCACTACGAGCATTATCTCGAAATTGGCGAGTTTGGCAATCCGAAAGAAATTTGGTTATGATGTAAAACTGAATTTGAACGAGGTAAAAGCCACAGTCGTTGACGGAAAGACACATGTTCATCTGGATATAGATGCCGATCTTGAGAAAGATGAACTTACTAAAATCCTGAAAAGTATTAGTTTGTAAAATCTGAAAGGAGCTGCTAACAACGGCTCTTTTCTTTTGCCGCGCGAAATTTACAAGTCTTATTATGAGAGACGGGTTAGCTCAGTTGGTAGAGCGCCACACTTCCGTGGAGGTCGTCGGTTCGAATCCGATACAGTCTCTCTTACTTTTTATTTTCGCATGAAAGGAGAAAAGACATGAGCATCGATCAGCTTGATTTGATCTTGTATGACATGTACCGCATGGACGCTTGGCTGCCGCCTTTGTTTGGTAAATGGACTGAAGATTATAAAAAAGCGAGTTACTCACAATGGGCTGTCGACGAGCTCAGAGATTTTATCGCCGAACGGATTTACCCTCGAAAAGAAGGGTCTATTGATGAATTCTGTAAGCTCACGCATGAATTCATGATGAAGACCGCTAAGTATGCGAGGGTAAATCCAAACACAAGTCTTATGTTTCGATCTGCCAGTGAAATGGCAGCGAACATTTTAGACCTTCTAAGGGCTATGAAATAACAAAAACATGAAAGGAGAAAAGACATGAGCAAAAACCAAGCAATTCAAAAGTTGCTGCATAAGTCAGGGCTTTGCATCAGGAAATACTCGCCTGTTGCTTTGTCTTTTGTAGCATCAGCCGGCGTTGTGGTTACTGCAATCGCCGCAGCCAAAGTGACCCCACGAGCAGTAGCGTTAGTTTATGCAGACAGCCGCAAAAAGCATGATGGCGATCCATATGCGTACACCAAGAAAGAGGCGTTCATCGCTGCATGGAAATGTTATATTCCGGCAGTGGCATTTGGAGCTTCTACTATCGCTTGCATTATGGGTGCCAATGCACTAAACCGACGCCAACAGGCAGCACTAACAAGTGCGTATGCTCTCGTCCAAAGTTCTTATAAGGAGTATAAAGATAAGCTGAAAGAACTCTATGGCGAAGAAGCTCATAATGCCATCATAGATTCTATCGCCAAAGAAAAGTGCAAGGACATCAGCATATCTGCGAATGGAGGTTGGTACGATTCTTCCCTCGATTTTGGTGAAGGCATGGAACCAGAAGTCTCCCGCACTTTTTACGATAGCTTTTCGCAGAGATATTTTGAGTCAACCATCGAAAAGGTCATTCAGGCTGAGTACCATCTGAACCGCAATTTCATGTTCGCAGGGGTCATCCCACTTAATGACTTTTATGAGTTTCTTGGACTTGAAAAGACGGAACTCGGAGACGCTGTTGGATGGTCAAACTGTAATGGTGATATTTATTGGATCGACTTTAATCATCACCGACTCACTTTGGATGACGGCATGGAGATCTATGTCATCGACATGGTTTTTGAGCCGACAGCTGAGTGGATGGAAGATCTGTAAGTTCGCAAAAAATACATTTCACTTTATGAAAACGAAAAGGAGGTTTCGCTTTATGAATAATGCAAAATTAGTTAAAATCCTGGGTCTTGTCGCTACCGCAGTAGGTATGGGGGCTACGCTCCTCACTGACTGGGTGAACGAGAAGAAGATGGAAGAAAAAATTGATGAACGCATCAATGAGAAGCTTGCCGCACTTAACGATGAAGAAGACGAGGAGTCCTAACAAGGGCTCTTCTTCTTTATTCGAACGATATGTGTGATGCAAGCACGGCTGTTTCAATTATTCAACGATATGTTGATGAACATCTGTTCAGCCCATCCTTCACATGGCCAAAGTATGAATTCAGAAAAAGGTCATATCAGCAATGGGCTGCATATGAAATCTGTGATCGAATCATGGACAAGCCTTTCGATGATCCAATCACCGTCATCGAAAACTTCATGTTCGAGATGGCTATGTATGCTTGTTACGGCGAGGATGAGCAGCGTAGCTTTATATTTCAGAATGCGGTCGAAACAGCTGAAGAATTAAGTCTACTATTTGTTTAACCGAAAGGAGAAAAGAAACATGAAAGTTTCATACCAAAACTACCGTCAACAGAAGCAGAGTTCTAAGGTTATGAGATCTTACATTGTACAGGCGGCAGCAAAAGGAGCAACAGAAGAGGAACTCGACATTCTATGCCAAGCGTATCTGCTCGAACAGAAATACGGACTGGCAGTTAATTCGACGACAGAGCGCAGACCACCTGTACGCCGTATCTATGATATTGCGGTTTTTGCCACTCGTGTTGATGCGGAGAAGGTTTATAGCCAAATGCTCGAACTTTCCACTCAATATGGGGCGGTCAGCGTAAATGACTATTATGAACTTTGCGGTTTAGAGGACAAAGACTCATACGAGTTAAGAAATTATGGATGGACTAAAGATGCAGTCTTGAACATGAGTGTAGTGCGAATTGGTCCTAATTATGTGATTGATGTGCCTCGCATTGTGCAATGTTTTCAGATGAAAGGAGAAAAACATGCCTAAACAAAGTTTAGCAAGCATTGCCAAGAGTGTACGGACGGCAATGAAAAAACATAGTCCTGAAATTCTCACCGGTATTGGAATTGCCGGCATGATTACCACCACTGTTATGGCGGTAAAAGCAACACCAAAAGCTCTGATTCTGCTTGAAGAGAAAAAAGATGAGCTGGATACGGACAGACTTGAGCCGAAGGATATCATCAAGACGGCTTGGCCTTGTTATATTCCGGCAGCCGTTATAGGCTCCATCTCTGTCTTCTGCCTGATTGGAGCAAGCTCGACTAATCTTCGTCGGAATGCTGCTCTGGCAACGGCGTATACCATTTCAGAGTCTACTTTGAAGGAGTATCAGGAAAAAGTCGTTGAGACAATTGGTGAGAAAAAGGAACAGTCCATTCGAGACTCTGTGTCGAAAGACAAGATGGTTAAGAACCCTGTTCGAGAAGTGATTCTCACTGAAAGCGGCGGCAACACGATCTGCTATGATGTCTTGTCCGGACGATATTTCAAGTCTGACAGGGATAAGATTACCAGGGTCATGAACGAACTGAATCGTCAGATGCGTGATGAAATGTATGTCACGCTGAACGATTTCTACTATGAACTTGGTCTGGACGGAACCAAAATGGGCGATATGCTCGGTTGGAACATCGATAAGGGCTACATCGACCTTGCATTCTCGTCTCAGCTTGATGCAAATGGTACCCCCTGCCTGGTGATTGACTATCAGGTAGCGCCTGTTTACGACTATCAGTAAACTTGCCGCGCGAAATTTACAACTTATTTAATGGAAGAACATTCCACAATTTTACACATTTGAAAGGAGATTTCACAATGAACAACAATGAGATTATGAACAACGAAGTCGTTGAGGCTACCGAAGAGGTTATCGAGAACGCTGGTTTGAGCAAGGGTGTAAAGATTGCTGCGGGTATCGGCTTGAGCGTAGTTGTAGGCGTGGTCGTCTACAAGTATGTGGCAAAGCCGGTGATCGCGAATATCAAAGCCCAGATCGAGCAGAAGAAGATGGCTGCTGAGGAGAAGACGGTTATCTTGGAAGAATCTGATGTTGTCAGCGAAGACAACTGAAAATGCGAATTTGAGAAGTTCGGATAAGGGAGAGTACCTGTAACAAGGTGCTTTCCCTTTTTTCTTTATCTCTCGAAAGGAGGAAAAATTATGCAGCAGTATCAATACGACGGTCCGGTTATGCGATTTGATGATTGCGTTCAACATCGTTGGACAGCAACTACTGTTGCTCCGACAGAGGCGAAAGCAAAAAGCAATCTCGCCTATCGATATAAAAAAGAAAATGGCTTGATGCCGAACACAAAAATCACTCTGCCCGGTAAGCTGATTCCGGCATAAGAAAGGAGATCACCCAGTGGAAGATTACAAATCCAATTCTGATAAGGCTCGTCAGGAGCAGCAGTCAGAAAAGAAAGTCGAGGCGGTTATTACCGGGGCTGCAAAAACTCGAAAAAAAGGCGAGATGCAAAAATTTGCAGATGTCTTTATTGCCGAAGATGCAAACAATGTCAAATCTTATATTTTGATGGAGGTCATTGTGCCTGCTGTCAAGAAAGCGATTTCTGACATTGTCACTACCGGTATCGATATGATCCTGTACGGCGAAGCAGGTCGCAGCAAGAAAAACGGAACGGCGTCTAAGGTGTCTTATCGAAACTACTACGATCAAGGCGCAGACAGAGTGCGTGCTGGTTCTGCCGGCAATAGACGCAATACGCCTGATTATGATGATATTCTCTTCGATACCCGTGGAGACGCAGAAGCGGTTCTCGATGCAATGAACGATATCATCAGTCAATATGGAACGGTGAGCGTATCCGATTTCTATGATCTCGCTCGCGTTCCCAATGATAACTTCACTATGAACCGCTATGGTTGGACAAATATTGGCGGTGCAACTGCGGTACGAGTTCGAGATGGTTATATTCTGAAGCTGCCTCGTGCTATCCCGCTGAATTGAAAGGAGAAAAATAATGCTTGAATGCAAAATTTGTGGCACTAAATTCAATGTCATTATCGAGAGACATTATATTGCTCGTGATAACGGAAAGACTGGTTTGGCATTTGCCTTTGGCTCTACTGCCGAAGAAAGTTTATATGACACATTTGATTGCCCGATGTGCGGCTGTCAGGTAATTGCTAAGGAGCGTAAGCGTGACTATATTCCGTTTATTTCTACAGATGAGGAGGATGCAGATGATGACCAGATCTGAGACTCTCGATAAAGCAAAGGCTTGCGTATGTGGGCAGAGAGAGAACGAATACGGCTCTCCGGAAGATAACTTCACTGCTATTGCAGGCTTCTGGAGCGTCTATAAAGGCGTTGAATTTACCGCAAATGATGTTGCCATGATGATGGCACTTCTTAAGATCGCACGAATCAGAACAGGAACGGCTACGGACGACAGCTATGTCGATTTGGCTGGATATGCTGCCTGTGGTGCTGAAATCAACTCTAAAAACTGAAAAGGAGAATAACAAACCATGAAAAATAAAACTGAAATTTTGAAGAGCGTGAACGGCGTGACTTCCAAGGCCGTTATGAAGCTCAAGAAGCACAGCCCCGAGATTCTCGTTGTGGCTGGTATTGCCGGTACGGTCGTAAGTGCCGTTCTCGCTTGCAAGGCCACCACTAAGGTAGCAGAGATTCTCGATGAAACTAAGGGTACTCTCGATACCATCCATGAGGGAATGGAAACCGGTGCAATCAATGGCCAGGAGTATACGAACGAGGATGGCAAGAAAGACACGGTTGTGGTCTATGCGCAGACCGGAATGAAGCTCGCAAAGCTTTATGGTCCTGCCATCATTCTTGGCACTCTGTCCGTCACCAGTATTCTGGCATCTAACAATATTCTGCGTAAACGCAATGTGGCTCTTGGTGCTGCTTATGCTGCAATCGATAAGAGCTTCAAGGAGTATCGTGGTCGAGTTATCGAGCGTTTCGGCGAGCAGGTCGATACCGAACTCAAGTATGGTATTAAGGCAAAGAAGTTCGAGGAAATCGAGGTTGATCCCGAGACCGGCAAGGAGAAGAAAGTTAAGAAGACCGTGATGGTCGCCGATCCTAATCTCCAGAGCGATTATGCTGTATATTTCGACAGCAAGAGCCGCAACTACGAAACCAATCCTGATTACAACCGCATGTTCCTCAAGGCACAGCAGGCATTTGCAAACGACAAGCTTCAGACCCGTGGTCACCTCTTCCTGAATGAGGTTCTGGACGATCTTGATCTTCCTCGTACTCCTGCTGGTCAGATTGTCGGCTGGACAAAGGATGGCCCGGATGGTTATGTTAATTTCCGCATCGTTGAGGTAGAGCGCGAGACCGAAGACGGTCGTCATGAGCCGGCACTTCTGCTCGACTTCAATGTTGAGGGCAACATCTGGGAAAAGATGTAATCAATCACCTTCAGACCTGGACTGGGGGTGATATTTTTAATGTAAAGGAGTTTTAACAATGCGCATCAAACCACGAGCGATAGCCACCGTTCTCTGCATGATATTCTTTGTTGGTTTTGCAGTATGCGGCGTGGTTCGCTCTACAGATAAAGAAACATTGGAGATTAAGCAATCTTATCCGGTTCTTGCGGAGGCAGAGCCGATGATTATGGCTGATCTTCTGATGGAATCTCCTAACTTAACGCCAGAGGTTGAGAAAGAGCCAGACTACCCTCTTACACAAGAGGAAATCGACCTCATAGCACTCGTAACCATGGGTGAAGCTGAAGGAGAAACAGAACTGGGAAAACGCTTAGTCATTGATACAATTCTTAACCGTATTGACCATACATCTTTCCCGGATACTGTGTACGATGTTGTTTATCAACCCAATCAGTTCAGCGTAATGTGGAACAGCAGGATTGACCGTTGTTATGTCATGCCTGAGATTGTTGAGTTGGTAAAGGAAGAACTTTTGGAACGGACAAATTACGATTGTGTGTTCTTCATGGCCGGAGGATACAGCAAGTATGGTGAGCCTTTGTTTCAGGAGTGTTGTCACTACTTTTCGAGTTATGACTGAAAGGAGAACATAAAATGAAAGCTTTGTTTTCGTACATTCTTTCCACTATGGCAGGGCTTTGTCTCGTAGGAGGCATTGCTGTTCTCTCTGGTGGAAAGGAGTAAATGATGGATATTTTGGATGATTTCATCTCAACCGTCGACGCCATGCTGGACAGTCGGCGGAAAAGACACATTACTGGCGGGATTCTCCTGAGTGCAGCATTGCTGTTCGGAGGTCTCGCCATTACTGTTGTCACAATTCAAACTGACGAGGAGGAATACGAAGATGAGTAAAACCGGTTTTGCCATGTTCTTAGCTGGGGCTACAGTAGGCGCCGCAGCGACATGGCTTTGTCTTAGACGGTATTACGAGCAGATCACGCAGGAAGAGATTGATTCTGTGAAGGCAGCATTTGCCGAAAGAAAGCCCGTAATCGCTAATATTGCCAAGAACGAAAAGAGCAATGAAAAGCAGGAGGAGAATCAGCATAAGGCAGATATTGCCAAGCTGAAACCCGACCTGGTGAACTATGCAGCTAAGCTTCAGGAAGAGGGTTATACCAATTACACGGAGCATAGCAAGAAAAATACTGAAGAAAAAAAGGATGAGCCTATGCCCAATGAACCTTATGTCATCTCTCCGGACGACTACGGTGAGAATGACAATTACACGCAGATCAGTCTGGTCTATTATGCTGGTGACGGAGTCCTTGCCGACGATGAAGATGAAGTCGTCGAGGATATCGAGGACACGGTTGGCGAGGACTTTGCTGAACATTTCGGAGAGTATGAGGATGATTCGGTCTTTATTCGTAACGATCGCCTGAGATGTGACTATGAAATTCTCAGAGACAATCGTTCTTTCTCCGATGTGGCGGAAGGCTCCAACTACTAATAGGAGGATCGAATGACTGAAATTGAGCTGAACAATGAATATTTTGAGTGGATGTGTCAGCTCGTATGTAACGAACGATATAGCCGGAGGCTGTCTTATCAGAAGCTTCTTCGTCATCTGCATAATATTGATTTTCAATATATGCTGCCGATGGACGGAAATCGAGCAGAAGATGGGATAGACCTCCGGTATCGTTTTGGTTATGAAAAAGAATACGAGGGTCCTATGATTGCCAGTTATCTGGATAACCGCCCTTGCAGTGTATTGGAGATGCTTATTGCCTTAGCGTTTCGTTGTGAAGAACATATTATGACCGACCCAGATATCGGCAATCGCATGGGACAGTGGTTCTGGAACATGATTGTCAGTCTGGGTTTAGGGTCGATGAGTGATTCTCGATTTGATGCGGCGTATACGGACGATGTAATATCTCGATTTATGAACCGCAAATACAAGCGAAATGGCGAAGGCGGTTTGTTTACCGTCGAACGCTGCAAGTATGACATGAGAACTGTCGAAATCTGGTGGCAGATGAATTGGTATTTGGACAGCATCCTATAAGGGAGAATTACCATGATTCATACGCAAGTGTACGGGTTTTTTCAGACATGCTTACCCGACCAGGCAAAGAAGGTAAAAGAATACTTCCCAAATGGTAAAAACAGCATTCGAATTCGCAAAACCAACGGACAGGAATTTATATTTTCGTTGAGAGAGCCGAAGGCTTGGAAGTTTGAAACGATCGATCAATTTCTTGCCGACATGAAAGGAGAAAAGAAACATGGATGAAATGATTCGTTATATTTTCGGCAGTCTTCGCTGCTCCGAAACTGCGATGCGTGTGTTTGCTAAGACGCTCAGAAAGCAGAGGTCGTTCAATCGCAGCACCGTCATGGTTGCCACAGTTATGACTGTGAACATGCTTATCCAGGACTTGGAGATTCACAGTATGCGTGATGAGATCGGGAACCTTAAAAACGAAATCAAGGAGCTTAGAAAAACGGAAGGAGACTAAAGAACTTCGATGATCGACTTTTTAATGATTTCGACCCGTAGTACGAAGCGTGGTGTAATAGAAATCTATCCGAAGTTTATCATTAAGAAAAGCTCCGACCTGATGATTAGAGGCGGTGACTTCTATGCTATTTGGTTAGAAGACCGAGGTTTATGGTCTACGGACGAGCAAGATGCACTCCAGCTTATTGACCGGGAACTTGACAAGTATGCAGAGGAAAACCGCAAAAACTTTGATTCGAGTATTAAAGTTCTGCACATGTGGGATTCCGAATCTGGAATGATCGATTCATGGCATAAATACTGTCAAAAGCAGATGCGAGACTCTTTCCACATGCTTGATGAGAAACTCATATTCTCCAATACACCGACGAACAAAAAAGACTACGCAAGTAAGCGGCTGAACTATCCTCTTGAAGAAGGGGCCACGGATGCATGGAATAAGCTGATGTCCACAATTTACTCTGAAGAAGAGCGAACAAAAATTGAATGGGCTATTGGTTCTATTGTCTGTGGAGAGTCGAAGAAATTGCAGAAATTTATGGTTCTGTACGGTGCAGCAGGTACGGGTAAGTCTACGGTTCTGAACATTGTTCAGCAGCTCTTTGAAGGATATTATTCCGTCTTCGATGCGAAAGCACTGGGTTCGTCCAGTAATTCCTTTGCATTAGAGGCATTCAAGACGAATCCACTTGTGGCAATTCAGCATGACGGTGACTTATCTCGCATCGAGGACAACACCCGACTGAACAGTTTGGTTTCTCACGAGCTGATGACAGTAAATGAAAAGTTCAAATCGACCTACGCAAACCGCTTCAAGTGCTTCCTGTTCATGGGCACCAATAAACCGGTCAAGATTACGGACGCAAAGTCAGGTCTTATCAGACGATTGATCGATGTGTCCCCTTCCGGAAATAAATTAAGTCCCAAGGAATACAAGGCGGTGACAAAGCAGATCGAATTTGAACTCGGTGCAATTGCTTATCATTGCCAGGAAGTCTATCTGGAGAATCCGGGCAGATATGATGATTATATTCCCGTGACGATGCTCGGTGCATCTAATGATTTCTATAACTTCATTATTGATTCTTACCATGTCTTCAAGAAAGAAGACGGGACAACTCTCAAAGCCTCATGGGAGATGTATAAAACCTATTGCGATGAGGCAAAAGTTACCTTCCCGTTCTCTCAGAGAATATTTAAGGAGGAACTGAAAAACTACTTCCGGGATTACAAGGAGAGATTCAATCTTGATGACGGAACTCGTGTGCGAAGCTATTACATTGGCTTTCGAACCGAAAAATTCGAGGATAAGGCACTTACCGAGCAAGACGAGCCTGAGCATAAACTGATCGAATTCTTAAAACAGAAATCGGTCTTCGATAGAGAATGCGCAGATTGTCCTGCTCAGTATGCTTCGGCTAAAGAGACACCAACTTCCAAATGGGATGAAGTTTCTACTAAGTTGAGCGACCTGTCCACATCCAGATTGCATTATGTGAAAGTCCCGGAGAACCACATTGTTATCGACTTTGATATTCAGGATATGGACGGCAATAAGTCGTATGAACTGAATCTCAAAGAAGCGAGTAAATGGCCGCCGACCTATGCTGAACTCAGCAAAAGCGGTCAGGGCATCCACCTTCATTATATTTATGCCGGTGATGTCAGCAAGCTCAGCCGAGTGTACGACGATCATATTGAAGTGAAAGTCTTCACCGGTAAAAGCTCGCTGCGCAGAAAGCTGACAAAGTGTAATGACTTGCCTATCGCAACGATCAATTCGGGTTTGCCACTGAAAGGAGAAAAACAAGTGATAAATTTTGAAGGGGTGAAGAGCGAGAAAGGGCTTAGAACACAAATCAAGCGAAATCTCAACAAGGAGTACCATCCGGCAACAAAGCCCAGTATCGACTTCATTTACAAGATTCTTGAGGATGCTTATGCAAGCGGACTCAATTATGACGTGACTGATATGCGCAATGCTGTCTTGGCATTTGCAGCGAGCAGCACACATCAGGCGGATTACTGTATCAAGTTAGTCAACAAGATGCAGTTTAAGTCCGCAGACCAGTCAGCAGGAGCAAAAAATGATGATGCCAAGCTCGTGTTCTATGATGTTGAGGTATTTCCGAACCTGTTCTTGGTGAACTGGAAAATCGAGGGCGAGGGTAAGCCGGTGGTTCGTATGATTAACCCTACCCCGACTGAGATTGAAGAGCTGATGCGATTCCGTCTGGTTGGCTTCAACTGCCGTCGATACGACAACCATATTCTCTATGCTCGGCTGATGGGGTATACGAACGAACAGCTTTATAATCTCTCGACAAAGATCATCAACGGCAGCGCAAATTGCTTCTTTGGCGAAGCCTATAATGTGTCGTATACGGATGTGTATGACTTTTCCAGTAAGAAGCAGTCCCTTAAGAAGTTCGAGATTGAACTGGGTATTCACCATCAGGAACTTGGTCTGCCTTGGGACAAGCCTGTGCCGGAGGAGCTTTGGACTAAGGTTGCTGAGTATTGCGACAACGATGTCATTGCGACAGAAGCAACCTTTAATGCTCGTAAGGCGGACTTCACGGCTCGTCAGATTCTGGCGGATGTGGCGGGGATGTCCGTCAATGATACAACGAACTCGCTGACTACCAGAATTATATTTGGTAACAACCGCAAGCCTCAGGATCAGTTCAATTACCGTTTCATGGGTGACGAGAGTCAAATCTTCGACCCTAATGCGGATCTTCCGTTTACAATGGGGCTTGAAGACTACGACGAGTTCACACAGTTCGATAAAAACCATCGTCCCATCTTTCCTGGCTACACATTTGAGGGCGGTAAGTCCGTCTACAGAGGCGAAGAAGTTGGTGAGGGCGGCTATGTATATTCTGAACCCGGCATGTACAGCAACATTGCTCTGCTGGATATTGCATCCATGCATCCGAGCAGTATCGTAGCGGAAGAACTCTTCGGACCGGAATACACAAAGCGATTCAACGAAATTCTTCAGGCTCGTATCGCAATCAAGCATAAAGACTTTGATAAAGCAAAGAAAATGCTGGGCGGTGCATTGGCTAAATACCTGACAGACGAAAACGCCGCGGCTGATTTGGCGCAGGCTCTGAAGATTGCAATTAACTCGGTATATGGTCTGACTTCAGCCGGGTTTGAAAATCCGTTCCGAGATAATCGTAACAAGGATAATATCGTTGCCAAACGAGGAGCACTGTTCATGGTCAACCTCAAGCACGCTGTTCAGAGTCAGGGCTTTACTGTAGCACACATCAAAACCGACTCCATCAAGATTCCGGACGCAACGCCTGAGATCATCAAGTTTGTGACTGAGTACGGCAAACTGTATGGGTACAACTTTGAGCACGAAGCAACCTATGATCGTATGTGTCTGGTGAACGATGCAGTTTATATTGCTCGATATGCTACGGTTGAGAAGTGCTGCGACCTGTATGGGAAAAAGTACATCGACTCCGCAAAAGATATTTGCAAAGAGAACAAGAAACATCCGTATGCATGGACGGCAACCGGCACTCAGTTCCAGATTCCTTATGTCTTCAAGACGCTTTTCAGCAAGGAGAATATCGAGTTCGAGGATATGTGCGAGACGAAGTCTGTGACTTCCTCGCTCTATCTTGACATGAACGAGGCTCTTCCGAATGTAAGTGCCCTCGAAGCGGAAAGAGATAAACTGTGGAAACAGATTACCGATTCTAAACGCATGACCGAGCCGATGCCCACTGAATGTGAGCGTGTCGAAGAACTAACGGACGAAATTGCCAAGGGTCACGACTACCACTTCATCGGAAAAGTCGGTCAGTTCTGCCCGATTAAGCCTGGCTGCGGAGGTGGTATCCTACTTCGTGAGACTGAAAACAAGAAGACAGGCGAAAAGGGTTATGCTGCTGCTACGGGTTCTAAGGGCTTCAGATGGCTTGAATCCGAGATGGTAAAGCAGCTGGACAAGCAGGGTGACATTGACCGTGGTTATTACAACAACATGGTAGATGAAGCAATCAAGTCTCTGTCTGTTTATGGTGACTTCGAACGCTTTGCAGCAGACGAACCGTATGTTTCGGATAACACACCCCCGTGGTTCGGAGCCGGCGAGCCTCATGAGGACGATACTACTCCGTTTGATGTGAGGTAACGCTTATGACTTTAATTCTGTCAATTGCTGTGCTCATTTATATTTTGTGCACGGCTGATTCTACCGAGTCCTGTATTCCCAATGAGGAGTGCAGGACTTGTCCATTTCCATGCGATAAACGCAAAAATTGAAAGGAGAAACTAATTATGGCTTACAAAGCAGTAGACAACATCATCATCGAGAATGCTCGAATTATCTTCCGCAACTTTAAGGGTGAGGAGTCCAAGTACAATCGTGCTGGCTCCCGCAATTTCTGCGTGGTCATTGAAGATTCCGATATGGCGCAGAAGCTTATTGAGGATGGCTGGAATGTTCGTGTTCTGGCTCCTCGTGATGAGGACGAGGCTCCTCGCCATTATATTCAGGTGGCAGTCAGCTTCGACAACATCCCCCCGAAGGTTATTATGATTACTCGTCGAGCTAAGACTCAGCTGGATGAGGAGTCTATCGGAACTCTGGACTTCGCAGAGATCCGCAATGTTGACCTGACGATCCGTCCTTACAACTGGGAGGTCAACGGTAAGACTGGCGTTAAGGCGTACCTCAAGACGATGTATGTCACCATTGAGGAAGACGAATTTGCTGAAAAATACGCTGAAACGGAGGGTCCTGAGGAGATGCCTTTCTAAAGGTGAATAGGTGCCAGCTTAATACATGTCTGGTTAAATGCCCAGTAAGGTCTTGATTAGGAGTGCACGCCTATGATAGTAAGAGGAAACAGCCTATACCCTTAATTACCGAAAGGAGGTAAAGCCATGTTGTGGCAGAAAAAGAAAAAACGCAAAAAGACTACAAAACCTAAAGCGGTTACTCAGACTGTTCCTCAGCAGCCGGTGGAAGAGATTCCGCAAACGACTAAGTCTGAGAAAAAAGAAGAAATGCCAAAGCAAAAAAAGCCCGCTGGGGAAAAATACAAAAAGGTTTTGTCTCCGAAAAAAGCTTTCTTAGATGCATTCGGACGGTTGACTAACCGGTATCGGGCTTGGGATGTTTGGCGTGACTTCATTACTATGTTCGCTTGTTCGCTATCTAATCCTCTCGATAAGGAGCACCGGGATAAGCGAGAAGCGTTATATTTGGAAGTCATTAAAAAGTACAATAAGCAGGAGCAAGAGTTGTTTCCTGAACTGGCTGCTCAGACGGTCTTGGCTTTGGAGGAAAATCCGGAGCAAGATTTTCTGGGCAGCATTTTTATGTCTCTCAATCTCGGCAACGAGCATAATGGACAGATCTTTACGCCGTATCATGTTTGCGAGCTAATGGCTGAAATGACGATGGACGACACGGTAAAAAAGGTAGAACAGGACGGTTATATTTCAATTAACGATCCTTGCTGCGGAGCTGGAGCCACATTGATTGCCGGAATCCACGCTGCAAGGAAGCAGTTGGAAAAAGCAAACTTGAACTACCAAAATCATCTTCTCGTCGTTGCACAGGATATCGATGAAACGGTGGCACTTATGTGTTATATTCAGCTTTCACTTTTGGGGGTAGCAGGATATGTAAAGGTCGGAAACTCTCTGACAGAACCGATGACGGGCAACGACAATAAAGAGAATTACTGGTTTACTCCGATGTACTTCTCCAATGTCTGGGTGCTGCGTCGGATCTTCGGAGGGCACTAATGGCTGGCATATCCCTTAGAGACTATCAATTAGATGCTGTTGACCGAATGAAAAATGGCTGTATTCTCTGTGGTGGAGTTGGCAGTGGCAAATCCAGAACAGCTTTGGCTTACTACTACAAGCAAAATGGCGGTAAGCTCGGCACAAAGAATTATATTCGGATGCCAGATACGCCAAAAGACCTGTACATCATCACTACGGCGAGAAAAAGAGACACTTTAGAATGGGAGGGCGAGCTTTCGCCCTTCCTTCTCTCCGTTCATGCAGAAGTCAATACCTATAAAAATAAGGTCATCGTTGATTCCTGGAACAACATCGGGAAGTATGCAACGGTTACGGATGCGTTCTTTATATTTGACGAGCAGCGTGTTGTTGGTTCAGGAGCATGGGTTAAGGCATTCCTGAAAATTGCCAAGTTTAACGAATGGATTCTACTATCTGCCACCCCAGGAGATACATGGGAGGATTATATTCCTGTTTTTGTTGCAAACGGCTTTTACAAAAACCGGACTGCCTTCAAGGAAGAACACATGGTCATGACTTGGGTAAACGGAAAGTATCCAAAAGTAGACAGATATTTAGGGGTAGGACGACTCATCCGACTTCGCAATCGCATTCTTGTGGATATGGATTTTAAGCGGGAAACCTGTTCGCACCATGAGGATGTTTATGTTAATTATAATGTTGCGAAGTATAAAGAGACAAGTCGTCTTCGCTGGAACCCATATAAAAACGAGCCGATTCTCAACGCCGGAGAGCTCTGCTATGTATGGCGACGCATCGTAAATGAGGACGAGTCCAGGCAAATCGCTCTAATGGAGCTGTTTGAGAAACATCCTAAAATGATCGTCTTCTACAATTTTGACTACGAGCTTGATATTCTGAAAAATCTCTACTATGGAGAAAATGTTGAGATTGCAGAATGGAACGGTCACAAGCATCAACCGATTCCGACTTGCGACAGCTGGGTGTATCTGGTTCAGTATACGGCTGGGGCCGAAGGTTGGAACTGCATTAGCACAGACACTATTGTGTTCTACTCGCAGAATTACTCCTACAAAATTATGAAGCAGTCAGCTGGGCGAACCGATCGCTTAAATACTCCGTTCAAAGATTTATATTACTACCATTTGAAATCCCGTTCCGGCATTGATTTGGCTATCAGTCGAGCGTTAAGTGAGAAGCGGAATTTCAACGAAACCAAGTATGTTGGCAGCTATAAACCCAAAGCTGCCTGAGAAAGGAGAAAAGATGATAACAATTGATGTCGCGGAGTATTGCTCTGCTTGCATGGACTTCGATCCAGATGTTCAACGACCGCAAAAAGCATACGGAATGAGTGAAGAGATCGTCATATCCGACACGGTCATTCGATGCTCAAATCGAAATCGGTGCAAAAACATTGAGCGATACCTGAGAAAGAAGGTGACGGACGATGGCGTTGGCAAGACTGACGAAGCAATGCCGTGAATGTCCTTTTGTCGAGACCTGTGAGCACAAGGAAATGGAAGCATTGGGATATTTACCAGAACCGATTATGACAAATGTCAAAGCCCCGGTTACTGCTGATATAGCAGCTCCCATTTTGAGAGAAACTGTAAGCCGTGTAGTAGACGGCAAAGTTGTAACAATGTATAAGGACGAGTTGGAGAAGATCCTTTATAAAGATTTATATTCTCATCTCGGACTTCAGTTTGGAGGCTGAATATGCATAACAATACCAACAATTCAGACAGAATGAATACTGTCGCTTATAAAATCGGGCAGGCTATCGCGCTGGTAGCTTGTCTTTGTGTTTCTGCCATCGTCATTGCTTTAACTGTGAAGTGCATCCTGTGGATTTTGTAAGGAGGTTTTGCAGATGAATGAAGAAAAGGAAGTCTATTTTGTCCAGTATTGTAAATCTTGCAAGTACCATGGTCTTGAAGAGTCCAAAGACCCGTGCAATGACTGTCTCGCAGAACCCAACAATACAAATTCCCACAAACCGATGAACTATGAAAGCAAAAACAATTCTTGATGCCGAGAAAAAGGATGCGATTGATATTGCGACGGAACTTTGCTATAGCGAAGAAGTTAAGAGAAAAATTGCACAGGCAAAATCTGTTTACGAAATTGGTCGCATCCTTAAACAGGCACGGCTCAATCAAGAGTGATATTTCTGAAAGGAGAAAAGAAACATGAATCTTGAGGAGTTCAGAAAGGCACTTTCGTCAGATGCTACTGAAGAGAATGCACAACTGAAAAGACAGTTGTCAGACCTTCAGACTGAATACCATGAAAAGCTTTCAAAACTCGAAAATGAAAACGATTCACTTAAAGAAAGTTGTCGGGTTTTATGCAATCGATGCTTTACTCTTACGAGAGGTGTTACTTGTCTATTTTGTGGTCTCGATTACCCCTGCCCTCATATGCCGGAGCTTGAGGAACAGGTGGCTATAGCTCATAAATTGAGAAAGGAGATCGAAAAAAATGGCTAATGGGTATCGTAATGCTCTTGTTCAGCAAATAAAAGACGCAGGTCAAGAACTTATCAACCGAGCTGAATCAATGGTGCATCCCGAAAATGATTTAATCACTGATTTTTCCATAGTAATCCATTTCGAGCAGCATGAGGTACCTACAATCGACTACACAACCAGCGTGGTAAACAAAGTTGCTTGCGATCGGGTTATCTATCAGAAAGGAGAATCCAATGTCTCAAAAATATGATGAATATCTGGAAAAACACAGGCAAGCTGTAAAAAAGGCTTATCAGTGGATTGCTGCTTATATTCCTGAACTGACAGATGTGGAGGCGACTCGAAATATTGAGTTCCATGATATGTCGAAGAATACGCCAGATGAGTACACGCCTTATGACAACTATTTCTATGGGGAGCAAACCCCAGCAATCATCGAGGCGTTTAACCGGGCATGGCTTATGCATATCCACCGAAACCCCCATCATTGGCAGTATTGGGTCTTAATCAACGACGAACCTAAAGAAGGAACTATCCTTATCGAAATGCCGTATCCATACATTATTGAGATGATCTGTGACTGGTGGGCATTCAGCTGGATTAAAGGTGACCTTTCCGAAATGTTTGCCTGGTATAAAGACCATGCCGATTATATTAAGATGCACAATAATACTCGTTCGATTGTGGAAGAGATTCTGGAAATGATTCAGACGAAGCTTACGGAGGTAGAAAATGCTGAAAATTGAAAACACCAAGGTTATGGGCTGGGAGCACGCCATTCGTGGTATGCGGAACCCTAAGAACTCTTGGGAGAAGACAGACTCATATCCTGCTGTTGACTGTGGAAAGTGCGGTAAAATCGAGAGAGAGGGTATTTGCAAAAAAGAGGACCGTGATTGTATGGGCTTTGAATGCTTTGAAGTGGGCCCGAATGACCTGAAGCTTATGACGACCCTTCGCAATGCAGGCACAGACCATCGTAAGTTCATGCGGATGATTACGGTCTATTTTGACATCACCGCCCCGCTGTATTGGTGGAAGGAGTTCGATACTTACAAGGTTGGTACGGTTGCCAATTCCTGTTCCACGATGCATAAGATTGCGGATAAGGAGTTTACGCTGGCGGATTTTAGTTGCGAGCATCTGGATCGCGAACCTTATCATCGCAACTGGATCGAAAGCGTAATCGTCGATGAAGATATCACTTCGCCACACAAGGTATGGATGACACCATTTGATGTTCTTAGATGCACGATCGAGATGCTAAACGCATATCGTAAAAACTACATTGAAACCAAGGATAAACAGGATTGGTGGCAGATGATCCAGCTTCTCCCGAGCTCTTACAACCAGCGCCGGACAGTTATGCTGAACTACGAGGTTCTGGCGAATATCTATAAGTCCCGTCGGAACCACAAGCTCGACGAGTGGCATACGTTCTGTGACTGGATTGAGAGTCTGCCTTATTCTGAGCTGATTACTGGCGAAAAGAAAGGATGAAAGATGATGAAATTCGTAGTCAATCAGCTTCCTTATTACGGAGAGCTGTGTCCACTATGGACGATGTGCAGTAAAAACGCAAAGGAACATGAATGCCCGAGATACTGGGATAAATATAAAGTCTGCTCGGATGAAAACCCACATGAATGTGAGCACCTTATCGAGACGGAGAAACTCTAATAAACGGTTTCCTGCACGAAAAATACACCCCCTATTATGAAAGGAGGTAATGCACAATGAATTATTTTCTGGCAGTTAATGATCGGCAACTCGGCACTTGTTTGAGAATGCTGTTTGCTGAAAAACTTCAACCTGCTGTCCAAACCGTGTTGAACGAAAAGGGCAAGATTGAGTTTCACATCAGCATTGCAGCAGATCAGGAAGTGTTTGAAGAGCTGAACGAACGCTACAAGATCATGATTTCGTAAGTTACTCGATTTCGAAGGTAAAGGGGCCGTAACAAGCCCTTTTACTTTTGTTGTGTTTATGGTAAAATACTGTAAGGAGGTCATCAAATGAGAATTATTCGAGACATATTTTGGATATTGTTGATTATTACTGTGCCGGTAGCAATCTTTGATAAATTCTTTAGACCTTATTGCATGACCGTTATCGAAAGGATGTGTAGCAAGGATGAAAGTTAAATCCAGAATGTCCTGTCCTGTTCGAAGAAAAGACGGTACATGGACAACTGTTATCAAAGATTTTGAAGAAGATATTCCGGATCTCGGACGAGAGGAGCTTATCTGCAACAAATGCGGACGCCCTGATTATCCGAAATGCAAGGAAACGGTTTGTGAAGCCTGGAAATACCACAAATCGAAAAAATAACATTTTATGTAAGAGCTGAGGTTAAACCTTGGCTCTTATTTTTTGTGTAAAGGAGAAAACAATGCTTGCCAGAGAAGCGACAAAAGCGGATATTCAGGCTGTTTGTGACCGCCTTCGGGAAGCTAAGGAACAACGTCAGCTTGATATTCAAATAAACCAGGCTATTGCACTGGTGAATCGTAATCACAGGAGGAAAAAATATGACGCCGAACGACTATCAGCAGGCAGCTCTTCGCACTGCTCCAAAAGATTTACCGCCTGACCGGCTTCTGCTCAATGGCTTAATGGGTCTGAACGGAGAAGCCGGCGAAGCAATTGATATTTTGAAAAAGCATCTGTTTCAGGGGCACGAACTGGACACTGCACATATGGCTAAAGAGCTTGGAGATGTGGCTTGGTATCTCGCTGTAAGTGCAAACGCCATTGGGTATGACCTTGAAACCATCATGCAGATGAATGTGGACAAACTGAAAGCCAGGTATCCGGATGGTTTCGACGCTGAACACAGTCTGCATCGCAATCAGGATGATATTTAAGGAGGGTTTTCTATGAATGAACAATTCGGAGAAAAGGTAAAAGCTATTTTTGATAGTATTACCGTTCTTCAGGCAAAAGATAGTGACTTGAAACGAGATAACGCCAACATCAACGGTGACTCCCCTATGGGGGCTATGCTGCAATATGGTGCCAACACAGCCAAGGAGTACAATCTGGAGTATTTGATTAAACCTGCAATTGCAGAACTTCACCGCGATGGATGGATTCATATACACGACCTTGACTTCTATGCGTGGACGACGACCTGCACGCAGATTGAGCTTCGAAAGCTTTTCAAGGACGGATTCAATACCGGGCACGGCCATCTGAGAGCACCAAAAAGCATTGGTTCGTATGCAGCTTTGGCTGCTATTGCTATCCAGTCAAATCAAAATGACCAGCATGGCGGACAGAGTGTTGTGGACTTCGATTATGCTATGGCTGAGGGTGTCCGTTACACCTATCAGAAGTACCTGAAAGAGGGTTATGAGATCTGTGAACGCCTCAATGGCCTGAAAGATAAGGAATGGATTCTGGACTATGCTATGGAAAAGACCACTCGTGACACCTACCAGGCGATGGAGGGGCTGATTCACAATCTAAACACCATGCATTCCCGTGCAGGCGCTCAAGTCCCATTCAGCTCTATTAACTATGGTACAGATACATCCTGGGAAGGTCGCCTCGCTATCGAGCAGCTTCTCCTTGCTACAGAGGCAGGACTCGGAAACGGCGAAACTCCTATCTTCCCGATTCAGATTTTCCGAGTCAAGGAAGGTGTCAACTATAATCCGGACAACCCGAACTATGACCTGTTTGAATTGGCGATGAAGGTAAGTGCTAAGAGGCTTTTCCCCAACTTCGCTTTCATTGATGCTCCATTCAATCTCCAGTATTATAAGTCCGGTCATCCTGAGACAGAGGTTGCATATATGGGCTGCCGAACTCGTGTGATGGGAAATGTTTACGACCCATCTCGTGAGATCGCTCCTGGTAGAGGCAATTTGAGTTTTACCTCCATCAACCTGCCCCGACTTGGCATTGAGTCCAAAGGTGACTACCTTACTTTCTTCAAACTGTTGGATAAAATGCTTGACGCGACGATGCAGCAGCTTCTCGACCGATACAAAATTCAGGCTTCGAGAATTGTTCGTAACTTCCCATTCCTTATGGGAGAAGGTGTCTGGATGGACTCTGACGGGCTTTCTCCCGATGACACGGTTGGAGATGTCTTGAAGCATGGGACACTGTCTATCGGCTTCTGTGGGCTTGCAGAGTGCCTTGTAGCGCTTAACGGCAAGCATCACGGTGAAGATGAGTTTTCTCAGGAACTTGGCTTGCGTATTGTCGGTTATATTCGTGACTACTGCAATCGCAAGAGTACCGAACTCGGTATGAATGTGACCTGTCTGGCTACTCCCGCTGAGAGTTTGGCTGGGAGGCTGCTTCGATCTGACAGGGAAAGATACGGAATTATCAAAGGAGTTACCGACCGTGAATACTACACCAACAGCTTCCATGTTCCGGTATATTATCATCTTCCTGCACTTAAGAAAATTGATATTGAAGCACCGTATCATGCTCTTACCAACGCAGGTCACATTTCTTATGTTGAGTTAGATGGTGACCCGACTAAGAACCTTGCCGCATTCGAGCGGGTTGTAAGGCACATGAAAGAAGCTGGCATTGGCTATGGCAGCATCAACCATCCTGTAGATCGAGATCCGGTCTGCGGTTATAACGGAATTATCAACGATGTTTGCCCCTGCTGCGGACGAAGCGAGGCTGATGGAATTCCGTTCGAACGCATTCGTCGTATCACTGGATATTTGGTCGGAACTCTCGATAAGTGGAATGACGCTAAGCGTGCGGAGGAGCGGGATCGTGTCAAGCATGAAGTTGATTCGAATTTCAGGGATTGAGCAAGAGTCCATCGTTGATGGGGAAGGAATCCGCTATGTGATATTTACACAGGGTTGTCCGCATCATTGCCCCGGCTGTCACAATCCTCAAACCCACCCTTTTGGTGGCGGAAAACTCGTGTCGATCGAAGACATATTCGATGATATTTCAAAAAGAAAAGATTGGATAGATGGTATCACCCTTTCCGGAGGTGAACCGTTCTGTCAGATTTACCAGTGTGCTCTGATCGCTGAAAAAGCTCATCAAATGGGGCTCAGCGTTTGGTGTTACACTGGCTATCTTTTTGAAGACTTGTACAGGCAAGGCATCGAGCTTCTGAAACATATTGATGTGCTTGTTGACGGCCCGTTCGTACAGTCTGAAAAATCGTTGGAGCTTGACTTCAGAGGAAGCCGTAATCAGCGAGTCATTGATATTCCGGAAAGCTTGAAAGAAGGCGTAGCAATCTTGAAACAAACTTAGAAGAAAGGAGTACCTGTATCATGGCGAACACTACTAATCCTCGACGAAATGCCGAAGGATATTCTGACCCGACTGCTTACGAAGCCCTCAAGAACATTGAGCGTGAAGAAGACGAAAGATTTCATAGGCTGCTGCATACACTGTTTTACTTGTGTGAGTTGGCTGACTTCGAGATCGAAGGTCGGATTATTCTGGTTGATAAACGGAACGGACGGGTTTGGAGATGAGAGAAATGAGTCCGTACATACTTGAAAATCGAGTAAATTTTAGCCCGGTTTTGTTTGGCGGATTTGGGCAAAAGCCCACTTTTGAAAAAATTTTTGAGCGTGTACGGACAATTTTCTTGAAAAAAGCCCAGAAAAAGTGGGCAAAAGCCCGGTTTTGAAAACCAAAAGTGGGCAGAAAAATTCGGAGGCATTTTCTGAAAATGGCACTTTTTAGGCGTTTTTTGCCCCAAAATGGCCGATTTGCGCCGATTTGAAATTTTTATTGTGAAAAAAGCCCACTTTCCCACTTTTATTTCTTATTTAATTGTGATAAAAAGTTTTAATAAATATATAAATAGGGCGAAAAAAGTGGGCATTTGACCAAAAGCCAAAATACATAGCACAAGTCGATGGAAATGTCAAGACTTTTTACCGAAAGTTCTTTCTTTTTCTTTCAGACTGTGCTATACTATAAGTGCCACACAATCTAATATGTTCAAGTCGTTTAGGGAAAACTGCTTTGGTAAAAAGTGTTTTCTCTCTTTACTCATTTCATTTGTCCCTTTGCGGCTTGATTGAGATTGTGTGGCAACAATGAGGGTTGACACTTTTTCAGTGCGTCTCTCGTTGTGGGGGCGCACTTTTTTAATGCCCTCGGAAAGGATGGGATAATGAGATGAGAAAGTTCTTGGCAGCGTGCATGGCGATTGTCATGATATTTACGATTGCAGGTTGCAGTTCAGAGGGGCATGAAGGAGAAGCTAAAACTCCATCGGGTTCCAGTATTCAAAAAGGCAAGGATTATCAAAAAGTAGTTGACGAATTTGAAAGTAGTGGTTTCACAAATATCAAACTTGAAAAACTTGACGACCTTGTTACCGGTTGGCTTACAAAAGACGGTGAGGTTGAATCTGTTTCCGTAGATGGCGATACTGGATACTCTGCTGATACTTGGTATCCGGCTGATGCCGAGGTCGTAATCACATATCACACATTCCCGGAAAAAGAAACTTCTGAAACAGATAGCGAATCCGTTTCAACCGAAGAGCCTGCTGTTGATATTTTGACAGTAGATAATTCTCCAGAATTGGCAGCAATGCTTTCTCTTAAAGCAGATATGGATCAATCGTATGCCGATTTTGCAGAGGCTCATAAGAATCAGGCTATTGAGTTTGATGGCTGTATTACCTATCTTACAAACCACGATAATTACGACACCCGATATGATTTGCTAATCAGTGCTGGAGACTATGTGGATGAAAATACTGCAAATCCTGGCCCAACTTTTAAGTTTAAGGATGTTGGGGTATATGATTTAGGAGACGGACTTACGCTTGCTGATTATATCAAAGTCGGCAGCAATGTAAGAATACAGGCTAAAGTGCGGAGCTACAATTCTGATACCGGTCTCTTTGAACTTGATCCAGTAAGTGTAGAAGCTCGATAACAAACAACTTTATATTTGACCGAGATGCTTAAACGGTGTCTCGGTCTTTTTTTATGCCTTTTTCCGCCGCGCGAAAAATACATCCCCTTTTATGAAGAGAGGAGTAAAAAAGCTATTTTTAAGAATAGACATTCTCTTTTCCGTTTTGAAAAACTACATGAAAGGAGGCTCATTTGCCAATGCTCGAAAGTCAATTTCAATCGAAGCTCATTAAGGAGCTTAAGAAACTTTTTCCGGGTTGCATCGTGATGAAAAGCGACTCTGGATATTTACAGGGCATTCCTGATCTGCTTATTCTGTTCAATGACAAATGGGCTGCTCTGGAATGTAAACAACACGCTGGCGCAAAAAAGCAACCGAACCAAGAATATTATGTGGGCAAGATGGACGAGATGTCTTTTTCCAGATTTATTTGCCCCGAGAACAAGGAGGAAGTGCTGCATGATCTTCAACAATCATTCCAATCTTGAAGGGCAACACGCTTTTCTTGGTGCCAGCAAGTATCATTGGATTAACTACGACGAAACAAAAGTGGCCGATGCTTATTCAAAGTTTTTGGCTACGCAGCGAGGAACCGTTCTGCATGATTTTGCTTGTCAATGTATTACTCTGGGACAAAAGCTTCCCAAGTCGCAGAAGACATTAAACATGTATGTCAACGATGCAATCAGTTTTCGCATGGTGCCTGAGCAAATTCTGTTTTATTCGGAAAACTGCTTTGGTACCGCAGATACAATTGTGTTCCGAAACGGTACTCTTCGTATTCATGACCTTAAAACCGGCGTTGTGCCGGCACACATGGAGCAGCTTGAAATATATGCTGCTCTTTTTTGTTTGGAGTATAAGGTGAAGCCCTCAGAAATCGAGATGGAGCTTCGTCTGTACCAGAACAATGAAATTCTGTATCACACACCCACTGCCGAAGATATTGTGCCAATTATGGACAAGATCATTACATTCGACAAGGTTATCAGAAAAATTAAAGAACAGGAGGGTTAAACCATGAGTCTCACGGATGATATTTTAATGCATTACGGTATGCCCAGAAGGTCTGGTCGTTATCCTTGGGGTTCGGGTGATAACCCTTATCAGCACAGCGGCGATTTTCTTTCCCGTGTGGAAGAGTTGAAGAAGTCCAATTTCACTTTTACTGATAAGGATGGAAAAACTTACACAGGAGAAGTAGCCATTGCAAAATCTATGGGGCTGAGCACAACACAGTTTCGCACTCAGATGAGCCTCGCAAAGGATGAACGCCGTTCTGCTGATGTTGCCACTGCTAAAGCTCTTCGAGCTAAAGGTTACAGTTTGAATGAGATTGCTGACAAAATGGGCTTTGCTAACGATTCTTCAGTTCGTTCCCTCTTGAATGAGAGTTCAGAAGCTCGTATGAACCAGGCAAAGCAAACCGCCGAATTTCTGAAAAAGCAGATTGCGGAAAAAGGCATGATTGATGTCGGAACCGGAGTCGAAAGAGAGCTTGGTATCTCGAAAGAGAAGATGAACCAGGCTCTTTATATTTTGGAAATGGAGGGCTATCCCATTTATGGCGGTGGCGTACCCCAGGTGACCAATCCAGGCAAACAGACAAACATCAAAGTCCTTTGTCCTCCCGGAACAGAGCACAAGGAGATTTATAATTTTGAGAATGTTCATTCTGTCAGAGATTATGTATCTCATGATGATGGCGAGACATTTGATAAATTTGTCTACCCCAAGAGCATGGACTCAAGCCGTTTGAAAATCCGTTATGCAGAAGATGGCGGTATTCAGAAAGACGGTGTTATCGAAATCCGTCGTGGTGTAGACGACTTGTCTCTTGGTGATTCTCACTATGCTCAGGTTCGTATTCTGGTAGACGGCAACAGATATTTGAAAGGAATGGCTGTCTATTCTGATGATCTTCCTGATGGTGTGGATGTGGTGTTTAACACCAATAAGAAAAAAGGAACTCCGACATCGGATGTTCTGAAGAAGGTCAAGGATGATCCTGACAATCCATTTGGTTCCCTTATCAAAGCCGGTGGGCAGAGTTACTACATTGACTCTGATGGTAACCGGCAGCTTTCCCTTATCAACAAGCGTGCTGAAGAGGGTGATTGGGGTGAATGGGCAGATAAACTCCCATCCCAGTTTCTTTCCAAGCAGAGTTTGAGCCTGGTTAATAAGCAACTGAATCTGGCGGCGTCCGATAAGATGGCTGAGTTTGACGAGATCTGCTTACTGACCAATCCGACAGTCAAGAAATCACTGTTGAAGTCCTTTGCGGATGATTGCGACTCCGCAGCTGTACATCTTCAGGCGGCTGCGCTTCCTCGTCAGAAATATCAGGTAATTCTACCTATCACTTCGATGAAAGACAACGAAGTGTATGCTCCGAATTATAAGAATGGTGAAACGGTAGCATTGGTTCGTTATCCGCATGGCGGCACTTTTGAGATTCCTATCTTAACCGTAAACAACAAGCAGGCAGAAGCTCGCCGAATTCTGGGTAACACACCTAAAGATGCAATCGGTATTAACAGCAAGGTTGCGGAACGCCTTTCCGGTGCTGATTTTGATGGCGATACCGTTATGGTCATTCCCTGTAACTCCAGTAAAAGCAAGGTCAAAATCACATCTACTCCTCCTCTGAAGGGGCTTGAGGGATTTGACCCTAAACTGGAGTATGGCGGAAAACCTGCTGGTACTTTCAAGCCTATGAAGAACACACAGAAAGAGATGGGTGTCATTTCTAATCTGATTACTGACATGACTTTGAAGGGTGCCACACAGGATGAACTTGCAAGAGCGGTTCGCCATAGCATGGTGGTTATTGATGCTGAAAAGCACAAGCTGGACTATAAACAGAGCGAGATTGACAATGGCATCAGCTCTTTGAAAAAGAAGTATCAAGGCACGGTTGATGAGGATGGAAGATACCATGAGGGCGCTTCAACTCTGATTTCCCGTGCTAAATCTGAAACTTCGGTCACCAAGAGACAAGGCAGTCCCAAAATCGACGAAAAGACAGGCGAATACATATGGAAAGATGTAGATGACCCTGTTTATGTCGACAAGCGGACTGGTAAAGTCAAAGAGCGTACGCAGCCGAGCACTAAGATGGCTGAAGCAAAGGATGCCTATACCCTGGTCTCTGAAGCTGATACCCCCGTGGAGCGCGCTTATGCAAGCTATGCCAATAAGATGAAAGCCCTGGGTAATCAGGCTCGTCTTGAGATCCTCTCCACCGGAAAAGTACCCTACTCCGCCACTGCAAAAGAGGCCTATCAAGCTGAAGTTGACTCTTTGAATGCTAAGCTTAATGTAGCTTTGAAGAATGCGCCAAGAGAAAGACAGGCTCAGACTATGGCTAATGCGGTAGTAGCTGCTAAAAAACAGGACAACCCGGATATGACAAAGGGCGAACTCAAGAAAGCAAGCCAGCAGGCACTTACTCAAGCTCGTGCCTCTGTTGGTGCAAAGCGAGAGACCATCAAGATCACAGACCGTGAATGGGAAGCAATTCAGGCTGGTGCTATCAGTGAGAATAAGCTTACCCAAATCATTGACAATGTGGACATTGACAGTCTTAGACAGCGCGCAACACCGAGAGCAACAACTACTCTCAGCACTGCAAAGCAGAATAAGATTGCTTCGATGAATGCTTCTGGCTACAGTACATCAGAAATTGCTGAAGCTCTTGGTATTTCTACAAGCACAGTGTCAAATTACTTGAATTGAAAGGAGTGACTGGCATGAATGGTTCTTGTGCCCTTACCACATTTGACAACCCTTACAATCCATTTGAACAGTTCTCCGATTGGTTCCTGTTTGATGTGGAAAAGGGTTACAACACTTGCGCTTATCTCGATCGAATTGCTCACACTTCTGACCAATTCTCTGAAGAAGAGAACAATCAAGAGATTGAAAGAGCGATTGACGAGATCATTCGTTATGACTTCATGAATATTTACAAGAAAGTGAAGAGAACGAAGACAACAAAAGCAGATAAGGCTTGAACTATAGGTTGAGGTCTAATGCTCTTTGAATAAAATTTTTGTTTTCTTTTCTGAAAATATTTGAATTTGAAGTCAATACAACAAATTATCACTTGATCTGCACTGCTGCCGCAGGGCTTAAAGGCATGGGGAGGGGGTCTCCAAAATTGCACCCCCTACCTCATCGCGGCGGTCTTAAAAAAATCTCCGGAGGGATATTTTGGGAATGGGGTAAACCCCACGGGTGCAGTATTTGAACGAGCTTACAGGGTTGAGACATTTTCCATAAAGTGTGAACATCTCCTTTCATGTTTCTTTTCTCCTTTCGGTGATTGGTGGAAATTCAGCTCTGTAAGTTCTTTCAAATACTGCACCTATTCTCACCTAAAAGAGCATCGGTTCAGATAAAAAGTGCAGTACAAGTATGCGGATATGGCGGAACTGGCAGACGCAATAGACTCAGAATTTATTGGAGGTTATCTCCGTGCAGGTTCAACTCCTGTTATCCGCACCAAATTTTTTAAGAGAGGAGGCAGTGCCAATGCCAAAAGGTAAAGCTGCAAGCTCTTCCGACTCAAACAGTCCATTGAGACCACCGACATCTCTCGAAGCGCAAGAGAACTTAATGATTTCTTTGGCGGTTCAATGTGCTGAAAAGCAGCTCAGAGACGGAACTGCTTCTTCTCAGGTCATAACACATTATTTGAAGCTCGGTTCCAGTAAGGAACGAATTGAAAAGGAGATTCTGGAGAAGCAGAAAGAGCTTATCGAAGCGAAGACCAAGAATCTAAATTCCAACAGTGAAGCCAAGGAGTTGTACAACAAGGCTCTCGAAGCGTTTAGGAGATATTCCGGTGCAGGCGGTGAAGACGATGAGTATTAAAACCTATTCGGAGTTAATTACATTGCCGACATTTGAAGAACGATTTCTCTACTTAAAGCTTGATGGTTCCGTTGGAAAAGAAACTTTCGGTTTTAAGCGATGGTTGAACCAAGAGTTTTATCATTCGGATCAATGGCTGCAATTCCGAGATGAAATTATCATTCGGGATGAAGGTTGTGATCTTGGTATGCCGGGTTATGAAATCTTTGGTTCCGTATTGATCCATCATCTGAATCCGATTACTTATGAAGATATCTTAAATCAGAGCCCCTGCGTTTTCGATCCGGAGAATGCAATTTGCACCAAGTTGAATACACACAATGCGATTCACTATGGTGATGAAAGATTACTGGTTCTTCCACCTGTTCAACGCACACAAAATGATACCTGTCCCTGGCGAAAATAATGAAAGGAGAAAATTTCAATGACTAAGGAAATCTATGAAAACTCTGTTCTTGATGAATCGACCGATAACATCGAGGAGCAGGAAGCAGGGTTTTGCGAAGATGCAGCTCGGAATGTGATCGGTGTCGTCACTGATTGCCTGAAGCTGAACATTCGTGAAAGGCCATCTAAGGATTCCAGAGTAGTAACCGTTGTGACCTGTCTTGACGAATTGGAAATTGACATGGGCGATTCCAATGATGACTGGTACGCTGTCTGCACTGCTGCCGGCATCGAAGGATTCTGTATGAAGAAATTTGTAGCCGTCAGGCAGTAAGGAGAACGCGATATGGATAGTATACTGACATCGATTAAAAAGCTGCTCGGAATTGCTGAAGAGTATGAGCACTTTGACCCGGACATCGTAATGTACATCAATTCGGCATTCTCGGTCTTGACGCAGCTCGGTGTCGGTCCTGAAGAAGGATTCCGTATCGAAGATGCAAGTAAGACCTGGTCTGAATTCTTGTATGATGATCCTCGTCTTGAATTTGTAAAAACTTTTATCTACCTGAAGGTAAAACTGACATTTGATCCGCCTTTAAGCTCAGCCGTCATGGAAGCAATCAACCGACAGATCAGCGAGCTCGAATGGCGAATCAATGTAACAGTTGATCCGGATTAAATGTGAGAGGAGGATTTCAAAATGGACAATACAGCACTTACCCATCACGGCATTCTCGGTCAGAAATGGGGCGTTCGCCGTTTCCAGAACAAAGACGGTACTCGCACCACGGCTGGAAAGAAAAGAGAAAGCTCTTCTAAATCTGATGCTCCTGCTCATGAGGATTATACTAAAGCCCATAACAGTAAGAGCGTTAAATCTATGAGTGATGCAGAGCTTCGCAATCGGCTGAACCGACTTCAGATGGAGAAACAGTACAGTCAGCTGTCTTCGACTGATGTAAATCGTGGAAAGGAATATGTGTCGAAAACACTGAAAGTTGCCGGTACAATTGCAACTGCTACTTCGACTGCTCTGACCATTTACAATAACTATGGCAAGATCAAAGAAATTGTAAACGGTATGGCTAAGAAAGCTGGCTAAGGAGGTACTTATGGCATTATCAAACACTGCCGTTCCCAAGTATTATGGCATGTTTCGTGATGCCGTGATTCGAGGGGAAATCCCAGTCTGCAAAGAGATCTCTATGGAAATGAACCGTATTGATGATCTCATCGCTAATCCGGGTGTGTACTATGATGACCAAGCTGTTGAGGGATGGATCGTTTATTGTGAGTCCGAACTTACTCTAACAGATGGCTCTGACCTCAGCTTATTGGATAGCTTCAAACTTTGGGGTGAACAGATCTTTGGTTGGTATTATTTTGTTGAGCGAAGCGTATATCAACCGAATCCAGATGGTCACGGTGGGCACTATGTTCGCAAGAATGTGAAAAAAAGGCTGATTAACAAACAGTATTTGATCGTTGCACGAGGCGCCGCTAAATCAATGTACGGCTCAACCTTGCAGGGTTACTTTCTGAATGTTGATACCTCTACTACTCATCAGATCACCACCGCCCCCACAATGAAGCAAGCGGAGGAGGTCATGTCCCCTCTTCGCACCGCTATCACCCGTTCAAGAGGACCGCTGTTTCAGTTCCTGACAGAAGGCTCTTTACAAAACACAACTGGTTCCAAAGCGAATCGCACAAAGTTAGCCTCTACAAAAAAGGGCGTTGAAAACTTCCTGACGGGTTCGCTTCTTGAGGTCAGACCCATGAGCATCAATAAACTCCAGGGTCTACAAATCAAGGTTGCAACCGTTGATGAGTGGCTTTCCGGTGACATTCGAGAGGACGTTATCGGTGCTATTGAGCAGGGTGCATCCAAGGTGAATGACTATATCATTGTTGCAATCAGCTCGGAAGGTACGGTTCGTAACGGAAGCGGCGACACCATCAAAATGGAGTTGATGGACATCCTTAAGGGTGACTACATCAATCCCCATGTTTCCATTTGGTGGTACAAGCTTGATTCCATTGACGAAGTTGGAGACCCGGAAATGTGGCTCAAGGCTAATCCGAATCTCGGAAAAACTGTAAGCTATGAAACTTATCAGCTTGATGTTGAACGAGCTGAAAAAGCTCCAGCTGCCCGAAACGATATTCTTGCAAAGAGATTTGGGCTGCCTATGGAGGGCTACACCTATTACTTCACTTATGAAGAAACTCTT